CTGGAGATGGCCAGTCAGGACGCTGCGGGGTTCAATTCCCTGGCCCGGTGATATGACAGCCAAAACAGCAGTGACATACGAACAAGTATGGGATGGAGAATGGATTAACATGCCCAAAACTGGAATGAAGCTGGCATGTTGCGACTGTTATTTGACCCATGATATAAGTTTCCGAGTGCGAAAAGGCAAACTGGAGGCCAAATTTCATAGGAATAATCGAACGACAGGACAGTTGCGGAGACACGCGGGTAAACAGAGTAAATAAAGGGGAACTGATATGAACAGACGTGAAATACTCAAGACAGCGATATTGGCCCCATTCGTGGGTCTGGTAGCCGAGCGGGTGGAAGTTAAGGAGGTCGAGACTGACAGGGCCGTGTGGTATGGTGTGGCTCGGTATGACTACCCAGTGGGATGGTGTCAGATTTATACTGGCCCAGGACCAATGTGTTGTTATAATATTGAGTATAATCTTTCTTGGCACGTGTATACTATGGTGTATTGCCTCGAACCCATCAAAAAAGGCCAGAGCCTCGTATGGTATCCTGATGGAACTATACGAGGGGGTAAATGGACTGCTGGCTCACCAATACCATTGAAGATAGAGAGATCATATACGTCATAAATAATAGGAGAAAATAACATGGGATTACCAATAGATAATGGTGGATTCAATACCAGCCCAAGCCCCGGCCAGAGTCAGCCAATTATAGGCACGGGGGCAACGAGCCAAAAACTGACCAATGGGAGTGCGGCCACAAACACCACGGCCACAGTCGTAGCTGGTGCTCGATATAGATTTACCTGCACTAAGACAGGCGCGTTCCTATTCGGATTGGCCACGACCGCGACCGCGACTAATATCCGGTGGGCAGTGGGGATTGGCCACAGCATTGAGATACAGATACCGAACGGGTACACAACGCTGCACTACCAGACGGACACGAACAGTGGTGTTGGCTGGCTGGTGCGGATTAAGACGCAGATCAATGAGGAGCCTACAGAGTAAACAGAATGTAAAGGGGAACTGAAATGAAAGAATATGACATAAGTGATGAGAAAAACAGGCACTATACAATATATGGGTCTGATGAATTACAACATAGGATTCATATTGAAAATCCAGTCAGTTTGTTCTATGAAAAAGGACATCAATTCCATAGGGTGTGGAACGGAAGTATTGTGCAGTTAGCTCCGGCCCCCGGCCCAGTGTTGGACGACAGTGGTAAAATGATAGGTTGGGTAGAAATGGCGTGGTGTCCCAAGGACAAAAATAAACCAGTAGCGTTTTAGGAGTAAGGAGCCACGGATGGAGCCACGGATGGAGACGAGAGACGGATCGAGAGCAGAACGGAGAGCCGAAGCAATGAGACGGGTAACAGAAATAAGCGTGGTAATCGCAATACTGATAGCACTGGCTGTGGCTGTCTGGGGGACAGGATGTGCCACAACCGAGGTGGAGGCCCAGCCGCTTACAGTAACCCCACACCCTACGATGGGGTTTAAGATAGTCATTGTCCCGGTTGGGACTGATATAGGTGGGTTCGTGACTACCGAGATGGGGTTTTATCTGACGGCTGATGTGGTGTTGCAGTTGCTGGAGCAGAGGGATGGGCCACTGACTTGGAGTAAGCTCTGATGCCTTATCATGGAGTAAGACCGTGTAGTGTTTGTAGTAAAAGGAAATATTCATTTGTGAAAGATTGTGGTGTGACTGGAATTATTAAATGTGTAGGTTGCGGTAAAGAAAAGCGGGTAAAGTGGTCGCTTTATGTAAACCAATCAAGATTTGAGGACACCTCCTGATGCCCCGCAAAGCCACCAGTAAAGCCCAGTTCAGGCTGTTTAAGGCAGTCGAATCAGGCGACGCCAAACTGCCCGGTATGTCACCCAGCGAGGCCAAGGAGATGACCGCTGGCCAGACCCAGGCCGGGTTGCCGGAACGTCGTAAGGTGGCTCGGAAGCGTAAACAGGTTAAGGGGAGGTTTAGGGTATGAAACAGAAAGGGGAACAGACATGAAAGAAGCGACTATAACTATATATTTGAAAGGTGGTACTGTTCATAGTTATAAAATAAGTGCCGATACAGATAATTGGCTTGGTGCTAAAGCAAGAGAACATTGTCATGCGATAATGTCTGGTGGATTTCGGGCTAATTCTGGATGTGGGCAATTTGAATGGTTTGGCCCGCATTGGATAGATAAACTCAAGGTGACTGGTTGTTATGTACCAACTACTTATTCAACAAATCCGACAGGGACATAGATGCCTAAATCCCTAACCCAATACCTCAAAGAAATAGGCGAAGAATCGGTAACTATTATTATCGATGGCAAAAAGAAGAAGGTCACTCGAACCGAGGCTCTGGCCAGGAAAATGTTCCTGATGGCCAGGGGTGGGGTCGAGGAGATATTAGAGGATGGTGAGACCATAAAGGTGGTCCACAAACCCAACCATAATGTAGCCAAGACCATCAGAGAGTTCACCGAGGGTAAGGCCGCTGTTCAGGAACAGGCCGAGGACAAGGGCAAGGCCAAGCCGGGCCGGTATAGTAGCGAGACCGCACAGAGACTGAGTGACAGGCTGGGCGGACCGCAGAGACCAATTAGTAACGTACCAAATATTAAGGGGAAACAGACATGAAAAAGAAAATGCCAAAAGGTTGGAAAATGTTACATGAAGTTTTAGCCAAAATAATGGCAGACAGAATTGAATATTACATGATGCGGGGGATTGATGGGGCTTTTCCATCGCCAAGTATAAAGGGGAAAGTAAATTATGCAAATTACAATTGATATTAAAAACTGTAAAGAGTGCCCATACTCGTCTTGTGGCGATACCAAGCACCCACCTGAGAGTTGGGTGTGTGATAAGTTGCAGGATAATATTGGTTCTGGAGATGGTATCAGTGATCGGTGTCCTTTGAGGAAACAGGCGATATGGTATAAGAAAGAGACAGAGGTGGTGGGATGAAGGCGTGTTTATACAGTAAGATATTCTTGAATCGTTTTGGATATAATATTGAAGTTAATATAAATATATCCAGGTGGCTTATAGGTTTTGGATGGTTTTCTGGTTGCCCCAGAGGAACACATTTTAACCTTGGCCCAACCGCAATAACATTTTATAAGAATGATGACTAATAAATGTCGCGCCATTTAACTGACATACGACCGCAGTTATCGACACCATTCCCAATCCCAACGAAGGAATGGAAAGACCCCAAGACGGGTCTAACCATATCGAAGTCTCCCCACACTAATCTCGAATGGCGTATGGACCTGATGGAAAAAGCTGGGAAAGATGAGGGGATGCAGAAAGACCTACTCGCAGCCTGTGCGGAGTCTCAACTGTTCTGGATAAATGCCTTTGGTATGACGTTCCATCAGTTCGATGTGGATGACAAAGGCAAGCGAATCGAGTCCAGGCACGCCGATCAGCCGATGATAACGTGGCCAATACAGGATGAACTTCTGTTGAGGTTTGAAGACTGCGTGACTACAGGTGATGACATTCTGATAGACAAGGCCCGTGATATGGGTGCATCTTGGTGTTGTGCTTATCACTTGCATTGGCTGATGCTCTTCAGACAGTCACAAAAACCGACCGAATTGCTTGAGATGTCACGTAATGAGGATTACGTTGATAAGCCAGGCAATATGAAAGCCCTGTTTCAGAAGCATGATTATGTTAATAAGTGGCTACCAGATTGGATGAGACCTCCTGATTGCTTTCGGGGTCAGGCCAATCGGTCACACATGCACTGGCATAACCCCATAACTGGGGCTACACTGGATGGTGAATCTACAACTAAGCACGCGGCGAGGGGTGATAGGCGACTGATAGGGTTACTTGACGAGTTCGGGGCAGTACAGAATGGCTCTGCTATGCGTATGGCCTCTCGTGATGCCTGTCTGGTACGGATTATAAATTCAACCTCGGTTCCGGGGTCTGAGTATAATAAATGGCGATCTGATAAAACCATTAAAGTATTTATCATGCCATATTGGGAGCACCCTGATAAGGGTGCGGGACGATATACCCAACAAACAAAAGCTGGTAAGTGGGAAATACGTTCGCCTTGGTTCGATAAAGAGGAAAAAGAACGTGGGGCCAAGTATATGGCGACTGAAGTGCTCCGCGAGGATACCGAGCCGGGCCTGTCATTCTTTCAGATACAGAATATTGATAACCACGAGGCCATGTATGCTAAACCACCCAGTTCAGTGTGGGACATCAAGTGGAGAAAAGATCGGGGATATGGGGATTTAGCTCATTATATCAAGACTAAAGACTTAAGTATGGTATTTGCTGTGGAGCGTGCGAGTGGTCCACTTAAAATATGGTGTGAACTGGAGAATGGCCGACCAGACCAAGCTCTGAGTTATATATTCGGGATAGATACGGGGAAGGGTCAGGGAGCATCGAACTCAGTCATCTCCATCAAATGTAAGGAGACAGGAGAGAAGGTGGGTGAGTGGGCAGACGCTACGTATCCGCCCTACGATTTTGCACAGATTATTATCGCGGTGGCGTTATGGTTTGGCGGAGCTAAACCATTCCGTCTTCCGTTTTTGAATTGGGAGAATAATGGGCCAGGTTGGGACATAGGCCGGATTATTGTTAAAAAGTGTTTGTATCCATATTTCTACCGTGTTGAGTCAACTGGTAAGGTGACTGATAAGAAGAAAGACCAGTATGGCTTTCATATGTCACGCGAAAGCAAATACCTATTGCTGTCAATATATGATAAGGCTTTGATATATGGCGGATATGCCAACAGGTCTAAAATAGCACTTGAAGAAGCTCGGACTTATATTCATTTCTCAAGTGGTGGGATAGGCCCGGCCAATCTGATGCACGAGAACGCATCGGCCAAGAAAACGCATGGTGACAGAGTTATCGCTGATGCCTTGACGATAGATGACAAGGAGTTACCCAAGACTGCGGCGGGTAAAAAGACCCCCGCCAGGAACACGGCTGGGTATCGGTTTTTGCAACATAGGAAAAATATGAAGCGACGACATGACCCATCGAAACGGCTTCGGGGTTATGATTTTTCAGGAGTAGCGTAATGGCAGAAACTGTAACACCAGCACAGATTGAGCAGATAGTCATACTCGGTTTTGATCGGGTTGAGAGGTTCAATAAAGTCACACGCATGATGTTTAAGTCGTATGTTCCTGAATATTATCAGCGTGACAAGCCGATGAGATACAGTCATAATGACGTTGCCGAGCCAATCAATCTTGTGTTCAATACTATACGCGCGTTCGTACCTAATCTCGTGATGCTAAACCCCATTACAAACGTCACTACCCCTTATACAGCCCATAAGGGGTACGCCGAACTCCTTGGTCTTGGCCTCGATACGGTTTCCCGGCAGATTAAATTGAAGGATGAAGTAAGAGCATGGATAACAAACGCCTTGTTCGGCTGGGGTA